CTTCTCCAGATGCACTACTTTCAATACATCTTGCAAATCCTTCATTTGCTGCTATAAAAGTTGAACCATAAGGAATTGCTTCTTCACATACTAAATTTTCTCCATCATCAAATAATGAATTCGCTAAATTGACATTTGAATCTATTAAATCAATATAAATTGTATGATTTCCATTGTCAGATTCTGTTTCTAATAATATTTTTTTAACAACACCTACTACTCCAGAATTTTCTCCACGAACTTTTTTACCGATTAATTCATTGATATAAAGAGATACGGGTATCCCTAAAAAGTTTTCTTCTACTTGAACATAATAAAAAGGATTAATATATGAGAGTGATCCTGGAATTACTTTCGCACCTTCTTTGAAGAAGTGATTTCCAACCTGTTCAACTTGATTTTGAAGAATTGACTGTAAGGTAGTTAATTCTCTAGCTTGAACAGGATATCCTGGCTTGAAAAGAACTTTATAATATTCATTATCTTTACCACCAATTGTAGGCTCATGATAGTCATCAAAGTATGGAGATACGTTGAGATTTGTTTCTTGGGACATAATTCTTTAGAATTGCAAAATAACTTTGATATCTTCTTTTTGATTAGATGACCGTGTAATCGATGGTCTATTATCAACGTAAACTATATTTCCAGAATACTTTTTGACTTCTGGTTGGGACACACCTTTAATAAACTGTTGACCCAAATAGTATGTCCTACTATTTATTACTGTACTTATACCTGGGTTACTAACACTACCAAAAGTGCTTTGAATACCTAAGTTACTTGATCCACCAACAATTGTTAATGAACCACCACTACCAATGTCTGAAGTGAATCTATGCATTTCAAATCCATACTCTGGAGATGCATTTTTTGATCCATCAGTATTAAATCCAACGTGGAATTTATCTTGCCAATACTTCAATACTCCGGTATTTTGATCATAAGAAACGACCCTACCAAAAGCAGTTGATCCAACACCAATCGTTTGTGTAATCTGTCCATCTGGATTAAACACAACCGAACTATATCCAGTTCCAACAAGTTTAAGTGCATAAACGGCACTTGCTTTGTCAAGTTCTAAAATTCCACTTGCATCATAATTAACAGGACTCTGAACAATACCGACTCTTGCTATTTCGTTTCCAGTTATAAAATCTGGATTTTGGGAGTCATTTTCTATTCTAGAATATAATAAAACATTATATGCACCTAATTCCCTATAGATATCTGCACCATGCCCACCCTGAGGTGGAATGATAATATCAAAAGTTGGAAGAGTGGTTCCGGTTGGAACACCACCAGATTCTAAGTCAAGCGTTCCAAAAGTATATCCAGAACCACCTCTAGAAATTGTTACACTTTCAACTTTTGAATCATTATTGATAATGACTGTTGCTTCAGCACCTGATCCGTCACCTTTAATAGGAACTCTCGTATAAGTTCTATTAGCAGTTCCTAAACCAACTCCCCTATTTTTAATTGTTACAATTTTAATTTGACCACTAGTTGCTGCATTATTTCTTACTGGTGCGTCTTCACTATTTGTTTCCCATTTTTGGGGGACAGGGATATAATTAGTAGTATCAAATTTAACAAGTTCACTTGGTTTAATAGTATACAGATATTTCCAAATATAACCATCACCACTAGTTCCCGCTTCCCTTGGTTCTAGATCAGTAAAGGTTGGTTCATCTAACGAAGGTCTTCCAGAAGGATTCTCTGGAGTTGTGCCATTGTTCAGACAAATATAAACTCTGAAATCACTATTCAAAACATAGTAATTAGCAGAATACAGATCAACAGAATTAGATGGTAATGCTGGATCACTTACACTAATATTACCACGATACATGTCATAAGTAATGCCTGAAGTCCAAGTTGATTTTCTAACAACTTGTCTTACATCATTTTTTGTTATTTTTTTCAAAGCGATCATTGTATCCCAATAATCGTTCTCTTCACTGAAATTGTCAGTAGGAGATGGTGGATCTACATTCCAACCTGTATTATAATCTTTCGGGTTTGGCAGACCAACAAACGAATAATATGAATTACTTGTAGAAGCAACACCTACTACAAAATTATTTGCATTCAATATACGAAGTTGATCAGTTATAATTGCAGCCATTTTGCGGGAGTTTTTATTTATTTATTAGAAGTTTTAAACGGTTTTTGTAACCATAGTGTTCCTTCTAGGGTATTTAACACCAGACACACTAGGTTTCCTATTTCTGTAAGTATTATTTTGAAAAGATCCTGTCACATCTCTCTTTTTCTTTAAGAAAATGTATCTATTAACAGTATCACTACCAAGACCTTCATATGGAGATTTTATTGGATCATTACCATAATCACCAACTTCAGGTAAAGAATTTTCTTGCAGATAGTTTAATGCATCCGTTTGATTAATATTTTGTTCTGATTCTGCAAGACATGCTATTACACCACATACTTGTGGTGATGCCATACTAGTTCCACTAATAGATGCTAAGTAATAACTGGAGTTTCTGGGGTCTGCTGGTAAAGTTGATCCACTACCATATCCCTCGCTAATTGCTGATGACTGATCATAGACAGCAGAAATGATATCACTACCAGGTGCCCAGATATCTACCCTAGATCCCCAGTTACTAAATCCTGATTTATACTCTGCAGTTTTTGATCCAATGGATCCCACACAAATAACATTATCTGCAGAACCTGGAGTAGATCCTCTAGTATGATAATTTGTCGATCCACTGTTAACAATAGAATTATTATAATCATTATCTGTAGATATTGCACAATTCCAATAACTATTTCCTGCTGAAGAAATTATAATAACTCCTTCGTCTAAAGCATCTTGAATATCTGCTTCAGCAGCTGCTACCCTCACTGGCATTCTGTAAAGATATGAAGATGATACGTTAGTTGGACATCCTCTATCATTCAAAGCAGTTCTTCTTTCTGCAGATGTCATGGAACTTAAATCTGTAGTTGTTCCCTGATAGGTTACAGAAGTTATATTAGAATAATATCTAGTTCCACTATACCCCCAACTATGATTAGTCACAGTTGGATTTCTTCTTCCAGTATTAGGATTAATTGCCTTATTCAAATGAAAATATCTTAAGTAATCCCACAACTTATAATCCCAAGTAGACACACCTGCTAATGTGCTGCTAAATGCCATATTGTAAATATTGGCATCTCTTGCCCATCCTTGAGTATTTCCGCAAGCAGTTCCAGCAACGTGTGTCCCATGATTTGTATTTGGAGATGCGCCAGAAGTGCTATAAGTATATGTCGCACCAGTTGAATATCCTAATGCAGAACTATACTGAAACCAATTAAATTGATTAACTCTACTTCCACCACTTCCATCAACATTGACTGCAAACTCAGGATGATCTGGATTTACATGTCCATCAACAATAACAACGTCAACATTTTTTCCAGACAATGTTGTTCTAATAGTTCTATTTGATATTTCTGTAGTTCCGTTACTTCCCCAATTACTTACAGTATCACCTTCAATAACTCTATAAAGTCCCCAGTTCTTATCATCACTATTCAAAGCACCTGTTGTTTTTTCAAAATCACCAGTTTGTTCCCAAAGATAATCAGGAACAAACCCTTGTTCTTCTGCAGTCAATTCACAAGCAAGCACTCTAGGATCATTCCCAACATCAACTGCTTCAGCATCAGTTAGCATATAATGAGTATTACGACTGATTGCTCTCCTATGAACTAAATCAACCGCCCTGTCAGGAATATATAGGTTTCCTCCAGGTGTTTCCATATCATCATATAATTGGTCTAAATCATCACGACTTCTACAAGTTACAACGTACTCTTTTAAGTCGGACATCTATCAACCCTCCATTTTGATTACAGTTAAATCAACTGTAATATCTCTTGTTGTGTTATCATTATTTGTAACTCTTGCATAGATCTTTTCACTTGGAGTGCTATCATTATTCCAACCAATAACACCAGGAGACATTAAGAAAGTACTAGATCCTGAAGTGGTCGATCTAACTTCTGCTATAACACCTGAACCTGGATCTGGGTCTGTTAAATATGATCTTCCATTATCAGATGTCCTTGAGGCACCATCAACATATAAAGTGATCCAGGCAGGGTGATTAATTGCAACTTTTAAAAGACCATATGACTTAAATCCATCAAAGAACATAATCGTAGAAGATCCTGCACCAACACTACCAGTTGATTTGGAAATAACTGTTCTTTGTCCAACAGGAATGTTGTTCTCTGGTGATATAAAGATAGTTCCAGACATCCCAACATGGGAAGTACATTGATAATGAAGTTTATTGGGGGCATTCATTGGAACTTGGAACGTTAT